GCTGAGTATGTGATGGAGATGATGTCTATTGATCGGCAGATCAAGCAGCACTATGATGACATCAAGCATTACTTCATCTATCACTTTGATGAAGCTGGTATGTGGGATGACTTCTCTAGTAGATTAAACAGTCTAAGGCAGGAGCGTGAAGCAAAGGCAGAAGCAAAGCGCAGGGAAGAGACTGAGAAAAGATTAGCTCTTGCTGCTGAGAAAATGAGACTGCGTAGGATTAGCCAGCGTAGGTGGGAAATTTTTTACAACTGTATCGGTGGCTTTGTAATTACACTGATCATTGCAGGGTTTGCGTGGTTTATTCGGTGGATGTTTAATCAGGGAGGTAGTCAATGAACAATGATGATTGGATGACCAAGAAGTGGAGACCAATGATGGCTATCACTTACATGGCAATTTGCTTGTGCGACTTTGTAATCTTTCCTGTCTTCTGGACTATCGTACAGTTTTGGGAAACGCAAGCAGCCAATGATGCATTCAGAGAATGGACTTCACTGACTCTACAATCAGGTGGATTCATACATATTACTTTCATGGCTATCCTTGGCATCTCTGCTTGGACTCGTGGTCAGGAAAAGATTGAATCAATTAAGGCAGGAAAGGAAGAGAATGCCTAGGTCATGGATCGTACTGGCTATGCTGGTGGTGGCTATCTCTGCCTACTTTTACGGACACAGACAAGGACAGGCTGTCATACAGGCTGAGTGGCAAGCAGAGAAAGCAGAAGCCAATGCACAGGCTGCACTGGCTATTAAGAAAGCGCAGGACGCAGCCATAGCTACCGAGCGCAGACAGGCTGCACAGTTTAGAACTGTGGAGGCTAAGTTAATTGCAGATAATAGAAAGGTACAGGATGAAAAGAATGCTTTGCTTGATGGGTTTAGTAAGTCTGGTGGGTTGCGCCTCCCAAGCGCCAAGAGTACAAACAATAGTAACGGACTGCCCGAAGCTACCACCAGTGCCAGCGGCAATCAGCCAGAAACAATCTGCTACCTTCCTGAAGAATTTGTCAGAGATCTTGCAGCTGAAGCAGAGCGAGCAGACCAAATTACTTACCAACTAACTGCCTGTCAGATGATACTAGAGGAAGAACGTAAATGAAACTAAGTGAAAATTTTACTCTTGATGAACTTACGCATACGGATCACAGAGAGTTTGATAACACGCCTAATGAATCTGAACTGGCGAACCTTAAACGACTGGCTGCATTTCTGGAGACGGTGAAGTCTGCGGTAGGCGGCAAGCCGATCATCGTAAATAGCGCATTTAGGAGTAAGCAGGTAAATGATGCCGTAGGTAGTTCGGATAAGAGTCAGCATAGGCTTGGATGTGCGGCTGATATTCGAGTCCCGCAAATGTCTCCTGATGAAGTTGTGAAAGCGATCATCGCAGCTGGTCTTCCATTTGATCAGGTCATACGAGAGTTTGACAGGTGGACTCATGTGTCTATTCCTAATACGGCTGATGCTAAACCTCGTGGTCAGAAGTTGATCATAGATAAAACAGGCACAAGACCATACGCATAGTCCTGTGCCTGTGGTTTACTCTGCTACTGGCTCGACTTCTGGTTGGGCTGGTGGCATAGCAGCGCCAAGACTCTTTAGTCTATCAGCGTATTGCTTGCCATGCCAAAGCTTACGAACTGGATCAAGCTTGTCTAGCGTAGCTTGGTTAGCCTCTTTGAGTTCACGCAACTTAGTCATGCGCTCTCGGTGCGTATAGCTACCAGACTTAGCTGTCTTCATGGCTGTGGAATTGTACTCGTCCTCCCACTGATCAGAAGTCTCAAAGCTTTTTGCCGGATCAGGTTTGTTCGGATACATGAGATGCCATTCTCCACCAGTAACCACAGGCTCTGGCGCTACCTGCACAGGCTTAATAGCATCCAATGGATTGGCTGACTCTTGATCTTTTGGTACGTCCTCACCAGCATAGATATATAGACCTATCCCATGCAGAGCAATAGCCTTGGCTAGGCAGCGTTGCATTGCTGTGTTGACCTGAAACGCATCAGGATTAGGCACTGCCTTATTCCTGTGATCCATTACTGGCAGCTGTGCTGTACGCTCCACACCGAAAGCTTTGACGGTACAGAAAACCATCACAGTATCATTCCACCGTACTGGCTCTTTGTATTCCCATGTAGCAGCTGGATCATTAAGCAATAATGTATCTACTGCCCATGCCCAAGACAAATACGACAGCCCCATTTTTTTTTCTACAATTCCAGATACATCGATTTTGCGTAGCTCTGAAAACTTACTGATCTCTGACATCATGTCCTCCCATGTATGCTTGAATAGTTGCGAGAGTTGCAGCCACAATAGCGTCCACTGCTAACAGAGATCTGTCTTCCAGCGGATAATCTATTGCTGCCTGTACTGCCTTGGCTGCCTCCAGTCGTGCCTTTATTAACGTGCCATCATTTATATTCACGACAATTCCTTTATTGTTAATGTAGATTGACGCACTGAGTATGCCTCTTTTGCTGGTGTAATTTTCTCAGGCTGAGCTTTGTAGTTACGCATACCCCAGTTGATCTTGTACTTGCCAGCAATACCAACAGGTTTATCCTGTAGCAATTCTTTTAACTGAGTCTCGCACTGGTTTATTAATTCAGTTCGTGCCTCGATTTCAGCCTTGCATTCAAGAATAAGCTTTGCATATTCAGCTGCTGCATCATCAAGCTCTAGTGGCTCAGAATCTGAGCTTGCTACCGAATACATTCTGTCAGCGTCCTTGCTATTCTGTGCAGGGAATGCCTCGATCCTATGCTCATTCTTGTAGATCTCTAGCCGATTCTGGAAGTCTAGTGCTACCTGCTTAATGCGATCCAGTGTGGCTTGATGTGGAGTGAATAAGAATATGCGAAGCTTAGTGCCTTGGTACAGTGTAGCTACAGCGCCCCACTTAGCTTGCATGATATCCATTTGAGCCTGTAACTGGATTGCTCCTCGCCACAAAGGTGGCTCTTCCTCTGGTGCATTGCCTGTCAACTTTGCCTCCAGCACTCCGAGTCCGTCCAGCACAATGCTTGGCGCGCCCATCACATAGATACCTGCATCAGGATCATGCTTGATCAGCTGGCTACGTCCATCAGCTAGACCATCGAGCGAACAGCATAACGGTAGCGTCTCGTGGAAATATGGCTTTTCATGAATTAACTGGAGATCGGATAACTCTAATCTCTTAGCAGTCTCAGCCAAGATCATAGGCTCCAGCTGATTGCCCCAGTCCATTGCTTCATTGCTGATATTGGGTGGAGTCTTACCTGCTATGGCTCCAATGGATACCTGCAACTCATCATTAGGGCTGCGGTATTTACTCATGCCCATCACAGCAGGTAGTCTGCTGGCTGACAGGATTGTATCGGGGGTGACTTTTCCTACCAAGATATATCTCCTCTATATTTATAAGTGCGGATTGTCCGAGCATGAGCGCTCGAATGCTTTGCTACTGTGTAACCATCAGGCTGCCACTGATGACCACGAAAGACAGCGCCAAGGACTGATGGGTGTACGTCATCAGGCACAGGCACAGCCTCCCTTACTTCATTAATGCTGACACTGCCATGCAATTTGCTGTAGTCGATGGCAAAGGATCTTGCGGCTGCTAAATACTCAGCCTTGGTTTCCTCATGGTGGCGCATGATATCTAGCTTTAACTGCTTACCTGTAGGTATATCCCATGCCGATCTCATAACCACCCCGCTACAGCTGCGACTAGAACTGCTATGCCGATTGCGATGATGACATTGTCCATTATGTCTTTGTGATCCATTATGCTACCTCCCTTGCGATGATGTTGGATACTTGTGATGCTGACCAGTTGATGCTGCCACGAACTGTCTGAACTTGGCGCTCTGTCAATGCTGCTGCAATCTGACGCAAGCTTGTGTAACCAGCTGCTTTCAAGTCACGAATGATTGGCAATACTTTCTGTGCGAACTGGTCTGCATTAGCTTGCAGAGCTGCTACACCAGCCGCAGAGCTGATTGCTGGTGACTTAGTGCCAAGCTTTACACCACGAGCCTTGGCTGCTGCCAGAGCTACCTTGGTGCGTTTGCTGATCTCTTCACGCTCGTACTGTGCAAACACTGCCTTGATACCGAACTCTAAGGTAGAGCAGTTAGGCATATCAGCTGCCACGATATCTACACCAGACTTGCGGATAGTCATTAAGAATGCTGCATCACGACTGAGACGATCAAGCTTGGCGATCAGTAAAGATGCGCCAGAGGTACGGCATAACTCAATAGCTGCTGCCAACTGGATGCGGCTATCGTTCTTGCCTGATTCGATCTCGGTGAATGAATGGATGATGCTGTCAGCATATTGCTTTACAGCGTCTTGTTGAGCCTCTAGACCCAAGCCTGATTGACCTTGCTTGGTGGTTGATACACGAAAATAAGCTACGTAGGAAGTCATAATTATGCTCCTCTACGATTGAATAATACGGTTGCTGTTTCCAGCGTCATGTTTCTTTCAACATACCGCCATGTTTTTTTAATACCGCCACGAACGTGACCATTGTAGTTCTCACACAGCTTCCAAACACCATATGAGTTTCCATCGATAACTAGCGCATATTTAATTCCACGCTTGTTTGTTTTGATCTGTAGTGCTTTCATTTTAAGGCTCCCTGTATCTCGGTGAGGTGCTGTCTTGATTGACAGTGAAGCCAGTATATACCGATATCGCAGCGATATGCAATACCCTAAATCAAAATAATTTAAATAAATTTATGGTTCCGCAGGTCATTTATGATATCGTGGCGCAATACAAAGGGAGGTAAGATGGAAAATAAATACAACACGTTGCTAATTAGGCTACGTCCTGAAACCAGAGCGTTACTTGATCGTGCGGCTGGCGAGCAGCGTAGATCTAGGGCATCAATCATTGATGAACTGCTGCTAGATAGTCTCAAGCAGCGCTATAACAGCACTCATGACAGGCTAAACAAAATGCTGGGGGCAGTATGAATGGAAGAGGTAAGCGTAACAAGGGTGCAGCTGGTGAGCGTGAACTAGCAGGTATCTTGAAAGACCACCTAGGGTTTGAAGTTAAAAGAAATCTAGGACAGGCGAGGGATGGGGCTGACGATATAACTATTCAGAAGTTCCGTATTGAAGTTAAACGACAAGAAAGGTTACAGGTAGACAAATGGAGCGAACAAGTGGAGTCATGCAGCAAAGCGGGAGAAGTGCCAGTATTAATCTATCGGAGGAATGGACAACCATGGAGAGTATGCTTGAAGCTAGACGATTTTATCCCTCTAATGAGAGATGCACTGGAATGACATGGAAGTATCTGGTTGACCAGCTGATGGGTGTTAATCCACCGATCATCAGGGTTGCTGGCAAGATGGTCATCAATATTGGCATAGGTGGTGACACACCAACCAAGGTAGGTAAGCCAAGAACATCTAACTTTGATCTAATCGTGGCTCATGTACTGCGTGAAGCTGGCAGCCTGTCTACACCAGAGCTGCATGAGGAGATCTTGCTATTACGTGAGCATATCAGCATGGAGTCATTGTTTAGGCTGTGTAAACGCATGGAGAATAGAGGTCAGCTGGTATCGACTAAGCAAGCTAGGACTAGCGGTAATGGGAGAGGTGTGAACGTATGGCAGCTGGTAAAAAAGTAGAAGGTTTCATTGAAGACAGACTGTGTAGCAGCTGTAGGCAAAGGAAAAAGCCGGAGGGAGGAGAATGGATAATCATCAACAGAGGCTTAAATCGGAGGTGGAACTGCAAGGAGTGCAATACCAGAAGGGTTGCCAGACTTGCCAACACTCGGTAGCACACGCTGAAGGACTGTGGTGCAAGCTATGGGATTGTGAGTCTTTTGGACATTGTGAAGGGTATGAGTATGAGTCAGGCACAGCCTAGTCCATGTGCATTGTGTGGGAGATCTCACCTTGCTTATGGTGTGGTGGTAGTAAATGGTAAGGAAGTCTGTACATATTCTGATGAATGGAAGGCTGAATGCGAGTTAAGGACTGTGATGCGGTTCCCTGACAAGGCTAGAAAGCCCAAGGTTACTAAGCTTATGTACTTGGACATGGTAGAGAAGGAAAGAGGTTATCCAACAAGGAAAGCCATGAGGGATGAGATGGTTAAAAGATACAGGGAGAAGAAATGAAAGCATTTCCATATGTTAGGGAAGTAGAGTCTAATAAAGATGGATACAAAGCGTATGTACACGAGGATGGGATGGACTTACGTGATTACTTTGCAGCTAAAGCTATGCACGCAATGATTGCTTCAGGAAAATTACCTACTGGAATTATGATTGATACAGCAGAAGAAGCATATGTTATGGCTGACCACATGATGAAAGCAAGGGGGCAG